ACCTTGCTTACCTTGTAGAGGAGATTTGTCCCAATCCAAAAAGAGAGGAGCTTGTTTATAACTTAGCATATGCTACAGCTATGGCTCGTATACACTACTACAGGGTACAAGAGGCACTCCCTGATAGTGATGATACCATTGCACTTGCCAACTACGCTAAGAAATACTACAATACACATCTAGGGAAAGCGAAAGCTTCTGATTATTTAACAGCATTTGATTACTGGAGACGTGCATGAGCCACTACGAAGAAGAAAGAGAACTGCTCTGGCCTACAGAGGAAGAGCAAGAAAGACTTACACCTATAGCACAGAATGGAAATACAGGAGACCACTATCCCATGATGAAGAATAAGTATCTGAAAGAGCTTAGAGAGTTAAAGAAAGAAATAGATGTGTACGATGTGCTTGATGCTTTTGGTGTAGAAAACCCCGCAGTGCAGCATGCAATTAAGAAGATGTTAGCGGCAGGGAATAGAGGCTACAAGGACTATCAACAGGACATTGATGAAGCTATTCAATCTCTGGAGGGTGCTAAACGTTTTCCTCCTGTCCCTTTCTAAAACAGAGAAGCCCCTAACGGGGCTCCCTTCCCTAATTATCTACAAGTAGTAACTGAAATCCTCCTGCGAGGGACGTGTTATTGACAGAGGCCTCTGCACTAAGGGATACATCCGTCCCACTCCCTAGGTTGACAGGGTATTCCAAGTTGTATTGGACTATACTGCTTCCCGAAACTTGTACCCCCGCCTCTGTCCTTCTTCTTGAAGGCCCACCTGTAAGAAGATTCCTCGTATTAAGATAGACATCACTATTCCCTCCATTACTATTCCTATTCGTTGTAATAACAAGAGCACTTAGAAGACCTGTTGCATTGGCTGGTATAGTGAATACGGCTTGGCTACTTTGCTGTTCTTCCGCACCAGCAAGGAGTACCTTGTTTGCATCGGAAGGAATTCCTCCTACAGGAGCACTCTCCATTCCTAGATAGATATCCCCTACGGAGGCTGTTCCGGCAGGGGTTACGTTGAACATGGTATTTGCCCGTAAGAAATCTGTCTGCCCTTCTGGCCCTATAAGTTGAGAGCCCCCTTGTCCGTTTGTGGTTCCAACACAGGTGACAGGGAGAAGGTTCTCATCCAGCGCCAGCACCACATAAACAAGGCCCACATCCCCACTGTTGGTACTTGACAAGTACATCGGCCCTGCTGTGGGTTGGAACTGGTAGGTGCCCCAAGCTACAAAATGCTCCTCTTGGGCGCTATCTATATCAGGGTTCCTCCCAAAGAGGAAGAGGGACTGGTAGCCTTCTGCCTCTCCTAGTGCTACCGCGTTAGCGAAGCTCCCTGAACGTTCATTTCTATAAAAAGAATCATTGATTGACATATTTTTTCACAAAAAGGAGGATTACTCCCCCCTCTCCCATCTTTTCTGTTTGTCAGTTAAAGTCCCTCCTAAGAGACCTTGTTGATTGAAGTACAACACCCACATATCATTATATTGGTCATCAATACCTTCACTTCTAAGCCATCCACATATAACATCATTATCACTCCCTTTAAAATTCAGAGTACGTAGATAGGCAGCAACCCTATTCCATGTTTGTCTACTGTCTACAGGAATCGTTATAGAATCCCCTCCTAGAACTAAAGCACTCCCAAAAGTTTCTTGTGTCCCAATCCCTGCAACTTCTACTATCTGGAGGAGCTTCTCTACAATGGCTGTTCCAAAAGCCTCAAGAGAAGAAATACTCGTAGGTTGTAGTGTTTGCAACAGTATCTCTACTGAGGGGCTTCCAAAGGCTTCACTGGTAGGTATGCCCACCGGAGACAGTAAAACGCCTCCTGTGCTAACTATTGCAGTTCCTATCGCCTCTTCTGTGGCTATCCCCGTAGGAGAAAGCACTTGGAGGGTGTTTTGTACTAAGGCTGTTCCGAAAGCTTCTCCTGTAGCTATCCCTGTGGGGATAATGGTGGCCCCACCACCTCCCCTACTAGGCGCATAACTAACCGTAGCCATAGCTGAACGTGCTGGGAAAAATGCTGATGTAGTACTTACAAGCCCCGCACTTGCTGCATTCTCATAAAAAGACTGGAACCTAACTGTTGCGCTTGCAACAACGTTGACTATTGAAGTAGTTCCGGCGGGATTTGTCGTGGCACTTGTGGTTGAGCTGTTCGTACATGATACAACAATGTTATCAGCGCCAACTGTCGTAACGTTGGTTGTCATTGTTGAACCAGAGCCACCAACTACATCTGTATCTGAGTCGGTTTTTGCGCCACAATCACTCAGAGTAAACGCTATGATGCCAATACGTTCATTGCTTGCTGATATTGTTATTGTGTCAGTACCAGCGGTAGGAGATGCCAGCGAGTAAATCGCCATACGGTTTGCGTTACTACCCACTACTGATACAGCATCAGCATCCTGTGTTAGTGCGGATGCGCCAAACGTAACGCCAGTGAT